CAACTTGATTATAAAGCTAAGACCTCCGACAACGCTAACCCCTGTTATGGCAAAAATAGTTGCTATTGTCTCTAAATGCATAACCCCTGCTTTCTAATTTTCTGGCGCTACATAAGTGCTCAGTTTATCTTTTGAAGCATCGATCGCTTCTGAGATTAATTCATTCAGCTCACTTTTTGCTTCTTCTGAATTATGAAAATTTTGAGGACCATTAATTGTTATTTGTACTTCTAAAGCTCCTGTTTCATAAGCAGTAAAACTAAGATTGGCAACGATGTTTTCACCGATAATAATGTCGGTAGTTTCTTGAGTCTGTTTGTTCTTTTTCATATTTCCTGCTTTCTAGTTTGGTAACGAATCATCAGTAAACCACATTTGTGAACCTCGTGGGTACCCGGTATTAGTCGAAGGCCCCCACCAAGTACAGACTCCGTCAGTTCCAGCATCGATATGTGCACCATTATAACTTGAAGCCATATGTGCTGGTATATTAACTGCTTTATTAGGCCTAAAACCACTCGGAATTTTACCCACAGTAAATTGTTGGCCAGAAGTAAGCGATGAATTAATCGTCCCTATCAAAATTGCAATTACCATTTCTCCACGTCGTTCTAAACTCAAGGTTAATCCAGCGCCAATAGTTACGGAAGCAGTATTAGACGTCTGTCTAATTCCACCATAGACTGTTACATCGCCTTGCAAAACTGTTTTTCCAACTATCAAAAATTGAAAATTAGGTTTAGCAGATTCTAAAACCAAAGTAACTGCATTAGATTGAGTGTTATGATTATTCACACTAAGTAAAACTGCTTTTTTAGCTGGGTCAATAACTTTCCCATCATTAGAGATTGTATTATAATCAGCACTATAGAAAGTCAGATTGCCAGAATCAAGAGTAGCTCCTACACTTGTATTAGAGTACCCTCCAGGAACAGATGGGTCAGGTTTTTTAGATATACCCCAGGATTTAACCGTCCCATCTTTAACAGACATGCCAGTATCTCCTTCTTTTAGAGTAAACGATCCTGCAGTTACATCTCCTAAAGCGGTTAATGTCTCTGTGATAATGTTTTTAGCATTTATAAGATTAATGACCCAGTTTTTACCATTCCAATAATACTCGGTATTTGGTTGGATGTTAGTTCCGTCAGAAGCATCAATTGCTGTAATTCCAGAATACTTCCATGTCAAACCTACAAATTTTGTAGTTGGCTCCTTATCAGAAACTATTTTACCTGGATCGCCATTGCTTCCAGCAGGACCAGTTGGGCCTTGTGGTCCAGTATTCCCCTGAGGACCTTGCGGGCCTGTTGCTCCATTGTTTCCCATTTTAGCGACTGAATACCCTGTTTCACTGGTATTATCCGTATAAGCCCAAACAGTCTTAGTCCACAAATAACTACCTGCTGCAACTGTCGGAACTGTGGTAGACCAACCGCTAGTCGGTGCCGTTGTTCCACTTGTTGAGCCTGCATACGTAATGGTCGTAGTCAGAATACCAACGCCATCTTTACCAGCAATTCCATCATTACCGTTATTCCCATCTTTAGAAATATAAGTTACTGAGTAACCTGTTTCTGATGAGTTATCCGTGTATGTCCAGACTGTTTTCGTCCAGAGATACTGACCTTTTACAAGACTGGGAACAGAACTCGTCCAGCCAGTGGTTGGTGCTGTCGTTCCGCTTGTTGAAATAGCGTAAGTGATAACAGTTGTTTTTATTCCAACACCGTCCTTACCTGCTATTCCGTCTTTACCATCTACCCCATCTTTCCCGTCATTCCCTCGTATCAGACTCCAAGTGTAATCCGATGGCTTAGTACTGTCAGCTTGCATATAATCTGTGTACTGACCGATGTAGCTTGGCCAGTCAGCAGTTGTGACTTCACTAGCTGATTGCATGTATGGAGTGGCAGTTGAGCCTGGTTCTAATTTAGCTTTACAGTATGAATAACTACCTGTATCTTTGCCATTAGTCCATGCCAAATTAGCTGCAATTTGTGTTGCACCACTATTGCCAGGATCTGGCCAAGTGAATGTTATATAACCCTTTTCTCCAGAGTTTATTCGCTTGCTGGTAAGGACGGCCACTCTGCCTCCCGCATTGTTCCAGCAGAATACTTCAATATTAACATTATGGTCAGCCTCAGGAACTTCAACAGAAAGCGTGTATTCTTGGCCAACTTTAGGTGTCTTATACACACCGATAACGGCAACGTTCCAACTATTACCTGTTTTTGTAGAAGGATTGTTAGAAGTTCCCGTGAACAAATTCAAATTCGGATAAACAGTCGTGAAACCATCAGTGCCGTCAGCGCTGTAAGACCATGCTGTGTGAAAATATGGTGTCTTACCGTCTGCCCCAGGTTTGCCTGGCGTTCCTTGCGTTCCGTCCGCTCCTTTAACAAGCGTCCATGAGTAATCGCTTGGAGTGGTTGAATCATTGATATTAAAATCAACGTACATCCCGATATAGGCGCGGTTAGAATCAGAAGTTGAAAAGTCTGTTTTACCATCGGCACTATTTGCGTAAGCGATATGTGTATATTGCGTTTTTCCATCAGCGCCTTTAGGACCAGCAACTCCTTGAGTCCCAGTAGGACCTTGTAACCCTTGAATACCTTGGGCGCCTTGGTCTCCCTTATCGCCTTTATCACCTTTAATCAAGCTCCATGTGTACTTACTTGGGTCTGTAGAATCAGCACTCGTAAAGTCTGTATATTGTCCGATATAAGTTTTACCAGTCGCATTTGATACATCAAATCCAGCAGTACCAGTTGAGTTTGTAGCATAAGCGATGTGAAGATAACTTGTTTTTCCGTCAGCTCCGGCTTGTCCGGGGATACCAGTTGCTCCAGGGTCGCCTTTTAATCCTTGAGGCCCTTGCGGACCCTGTGCGCCCTTAGCACCATCATTAACGTTAGTGATAGTAACCGACTGACTAGCGACTACTTTACCCGCAACCGTTGCTTTAAAGCTATAAACTGCTTTATTCGCAACTCCGCTGGCATCAACTGTGATTGTCTGCGTTGGAGCGACAACTGTTCCATCTTTAGTCCATGAATAACTATCAGCAATTGTTTCGTTTGGGTCAGCCCCAAGATATATTCGAGCAGTAAGTGTTGTAGAACCTATGCCGTTTTTAAACTGTATTCCATTAGTGGTTTCTAATTCTGCTCTATAAGGGGTGTTTTGGTCAACCAAATCTTTCATCCTGCTGTACAAATCAGCAGAGATATCACTTGTTAACCTCACAAAATTAGTAAATGTAATCTTGTTATTGAGTGGGTTGGTAAAGCTTATCTCTTGCTCAGAAACTCTAACTGATAAAATCAAACCTCCATTGGTCTCATCAAACGTAGTGTCCTGAACGATTATAGTATCTCCAATATCAAGCTTGCGGTCGTTACCTAACGAATTAGTCACAGCATTGACTGCAATAACAACGTCATAAGTCATTTGAGGATAGGCATATAATTTAAATTGGCTGACCGCATAATCCCATAAACTATCCGCAGAACTGGCGGAAGTTTGAATATTTTTATTTGTGTATTGGTCAGAATTGCTTGCTTTGATTTGAGAAGGAAACATCGTTCTAGATAATGGTGCATACGCAGTATTGCTTCCTGCGTCTTTGTAGAATTCCAATTTACCCTCGGAATTGTAATATTTACCCTCTACAGATAACCAATTATACTTACCATTTGAATCAGTAACAGTAGTTGAATTAAAAAATGTAGATGTTCTATCACCAGTTGAGGTTATACCATCAATATTTTTACCATAATATAACGTTACATCTTTTCTTAATTGCCCAACTCCTCCAATTTGATATAAATCTAATGTTATATTTTGAAGTGTTCCGTCATCTTTTAAATTTGTTTTAAATTGAAATTCAGCCTTAAAACTATTACAAATAGAAATTATACGAGCTAGTTTTGTTTCGGTACTATCAAAAGAGAGTATTGGATTAGATGTATCTTCATCAATAGTTGAAAAAGGATTATTACCTATTTCAACAACATTATCTGTAATTTTAGCTGCATTTTTAAGATACCAAACAATACTATGGCGAAGATTATTATTATATGGTTCTACATCCTCACTAATCAGTTCAAGATTTAAATTTTCACATTGTAATTGCATTGAATAATGATCTTGTTGAATATTAATTATATTAAATAAATAATCTTCATCATCGTAACTAAAGCTTATATAGCTTTGTAAAGTCAACAAGGCATAATCAGGATTTACCTTATTAACAGAAAAGTCAAAAGTAGATGTTCCCTCTGCTAAATAACGATGCCAATTATCATTAAAATAGTGAAGTGCATCTGGTAAATCATTATTGATAAAACCAATTCTTTTTAATGTTGAGTCATGAATATTTAATTGCATTATAGATACCTTTCTTTCCAAGTTACATCAATATCTGGAGGTACTGTATTATCTCCAAATGAGCAATTAACAATTGATTGACCTGGAGGAACTGAAAATGGTTCTGAACCAGTAATCATCTCATCATTAGCAATTGTAAGTCCTTCTCTTCTATATATTTTTGAACTGCTCATGTTTACCATAACAACTTCACTATTACCATAATGATGATTATCTGCTGGAATAAATGTTGTAACATCTGTATTGCTATCAATTGTTTTGGTAACATCATTCTTTTGAAAATTAAACATTCTAAGTGATAGATTTGTTATATATTGTGTGTTGACATCTCTTCCTTTTAATTGCCCCATATATACAAATACTTTTGTACATTTAGTACTTCCAAGCTCTGGAATAGTAATAGGGTAATTTCCTCCTCTATTGCCAAATGTAAAATTGAAAACTCTATCTTTCTTTTGAATAGTAAAATATCCAGTTGTAGAATTAAAATATAAGTTTGGATTAGGAACTTTTCCATCTCCATGACCACCATTATTTAATTCTTGTCCTCCTGGTCCAAATGTTTTCCATGTTCTGGGATGATTACCACCAATATAAAGTTGAGTTCTAAAGCTATTTCCTCTTGTATCATCTTTATATATTCCTAATCCAGCAATAAGTTTATTGTTAGAATCACAAAATAAAACTTGCATCAGCCCAGTTTGCCCCATTTTTGTTGCTTGCGCCCAAATATTAAAGGTTGAAGTAAAATTAGCTGTTCCAACATTTCCTATTTTATCAGCTGGAACATTATAGACTTGCATAGCCCCTTGCATTGACCATGTTCCACTAGACGGAGGAACACCTCCATCTTGTAATCTTAATCCATCTTTTTTAAAAACAAGATTTCCTGCAGTTAATAATTGACCATTTTGAGGGTTGCCAATATCATTAGCCACATTAAAGTGTCCACTAAAATTACTATTTTGGCTTATACCAGATGGGTTTAAAAGCCATTGAGATTCTACTCTTGTTGTTTCAGTTGTTTTTGAGTCAATCAAAGTTTGATCCTGACTTCCCAATCCAACAACTCCATTTTGGCCTGCAATACCTATAAATGCATTATCAGATTTATGAGTAAATTTAAATGTAGGATATGCAGAAATAGTCCCTTGATTATTAATCAAAACATCTACTGTGTTATCTGAATTAACTGTAATGGAACCATTTGTTCCTCCTGAATTATTTGAATTCAATTCTTGTGTATAGCTTGAGATAGCAACACCTGACGGTACAATAAATGTTAAGGTTCCTGTTGCCCTTAAAGAAGATACATCTTCAGAAAAAGTAGGTAACTGATCAGGCAATGCATACCAAACTTTATTTGGCTCATCACTAAAAATTAATGGTGAAGGAGTTGAAACATCTAAAACACTAGCAATTTGTTGGCGAATATTAACCCAATCTTTCGGAATACCATCTTTAATGAAAGAAATTGTAATTGTTTTTGCATTAATATAATTATTAACAAATTCTTGACCATATCTTGTAGTTCCTTCTGGTCCAAGATTATTTGTCCATGTTGAGCCAAAATTTCGTTCGATTGAAGTAAATCCATCTACCAAGTCGGAAATATTTTGACCATTAAAACTTATCGTAAATGTCAAATCATAATACCTCCTAATCTATTTTTTCTATTTTGGTATGAATCCTGTGTTTTTTTAATTGTTGGGGCTGCACCTTTAAAGAAACTATTTTCATCAATAATTGGTGCAGGTTGATTTTTAAGAGCTGTTGTTTGTTCTTTTGTCGCTCCAAGAACTTGAGAAAGTAGATTAACAGCTTGAGTTAAAGCTAATTCCATATTACTATTAGAATTTCTTTCAGAATTATTAGCGTTAATAGTTCTACTTGCTTGGTTCAAAAGTTGAGTCGCTCTTGACTTCTTTTGAGGATCAAGCGGAATAACCATTTCAGGACGATTTCCTTCAGCTATTTCATAAAATCCATGTGCATCAATGACTCCGCCATTTTCATAACCGTGTCCATTACCTAAGAAAGAGAGACTTGGACCATAAGTTCTTTTAGCGTAGTTAAGAGCTGCAAGTAAGTTGTCGTAACCATTAAAAATATCCCCGTGACCAGGGAATTTATTGGCGTTAAAAGTAGATGAAATTGTTTGCATCAACCCTTTAGCAAGGTCGCCGGTGATATTATTAATATCTCCGATATTCCCTTGGACTGCTTTTTCGTTACCGCTTGATTCTGTAGCGATTTGACGAAGCACACGGTCAATCATATCTTGGCTAGTGCTCAAACCATTAGCTGCGAGTGCTTCTTTAACTTGACCAGCCCAACGTTGAACGCCTGAACCAGATGGCGAACCTTGTGAACCTCCTGCATCTGATTCAGCTTTTTTGAAGAATGATTGTAAGAATTTAATGAAATTATCCTCAGCAGTTTGTGCAGAACCTTTTGCCATCCTAGTTACAACTGGCGGAAAGTCATTTTCTAAATTATCTAATCCTAAGCCATTATAAATAGCTTCTACAACTCCTTTTGGACCTTTTGAAATAACACTTGTAACATCTTTATAAGTTGATTTAACCCATCCAAGCGCATCTGATAAGAAACCAGATACACCGTCAGCATGAGCTGGTAAATTAGCTGTTAATGATAAGAATTCTTTTGACATTGAGTGAGGAAGAATCGAAGTACCAGCTTTCAAATTACGAATTTCAGGGCCCTGTTGTCCAACTGCAAAAATACCACGGCTTGGATGGTGAGCAAGTTCAAATCCTTCTTCACCAACTAAAGCTGTTTCATCTTGTGCTAAACCACGAGTACCTGTCGCAAAACCTTTGAGGCTTACATGACCAATATTTCCCCAACCCTTATGTAAGAAGTTAAGGACTCCATTAATTCCATCAATAAATGAATTAATTAAATCTCGTGAATTCCTAAATCCTTTACTATATTGGTCAACTGTTTCTCCTTGTTCTTTAGCTGCAGCTTTAACATTTTTATCAGCTTTATCATTAGCTAATTCTACAGTTTTGTCATGAGTTTTTTGAGCCTTATCAGTAACATCTTCTTGTTGTTTTTTTGCTGCTGAAATTGCTCCATCACGTTGTTTTTGAGCATTTTTTACAATTTCATCATATTGGGCTTTAGACATTGATCCATTTTCTGCACGTTCTTTGTCCGCTGCTGCTACTGTCTTCTTGTATTTTTCGTTAGCTGCTTTAACAGCTTCATCTTTTTGCTTTTGAGCCTTATCCTTAACTCCTTTATATTCATCATCAGCCTTTTCAAGCGTATCAATTAATTGTTTTTGATTTAATTTACCTTTTTTATTTTTTAAATCATCAAGTAAATCAAGTTGTTTATTTTGAGCGATCTTAGTAGCAGTATTGATTTGATTATTCATCTGTTCTTCAGATTTTGTTTGTGTTTTAGCATAGTCTTTTTCAATCTTATTCATATTGTTACTATGCTCTTTTTTATTTTGCTCTTGCTTATTATCAAAAGAATTATTAGCTTTTATTATTTCAGCCATCATCTCTTTTTGATATTGAGGTGAATTTTTACCGTATTTTTTTTCTAATGCTAAGAGAGCATCGGTACTTCCTGATTTAATTTTTTTAATCTCAGAATCATGATTTTTAGTTAAACTTGTGTTGGCATCATTAGATCTTTTTTGTTCTTTAGAAACACTAGCATAGTAGTTATCAGTGTTTTTCTTCATCTCATCAAGATTCTTTTTCTGAGCAGCTTTCTGCTTATCGTCCGAATCCTTTTGACCTTTGGTCATTTTGTCAGCTTGAGCTTGAGTAATTACACCATTTTTAACTAGAATATCAACTTGCTTTTTAGAATCTTTTTCTTGATTCTGATAAAACTTATCAATATCTTTAGACATTTTTGCATAAGCATCAGCAGTTGCTTTCTTCGCTTTCTCAAGTGATTTCTCATCCACAATATCAATAGTTGCTGATTTTTTGATTTTATCCAAGAATCCTTGGTAGTCTTTAGAGAACTCTTTCATATCTTTTGTTGGTGCTTTTGGGTCGAAATCAACAATAGGTAATTTCTCACTTTTATCTTTTGCATCTTTAATCATTTCTCTAACGGTATCACCAAGCTTTTTACCATACGATGACCCAGCTAGTCCTCCAAGAGACGCCCCAATTACAGTTCCAACACCAGGAATTATTGAACCTATTGCTGCTCCAGCAGCTGCTCCACCTAATGTTCCTCCAACAACATCTCCTTTGTGAACATTACTATCTTTACTTAATAATTCTCCACCAACATTTGAAGCAATGCCCAATCCAGCTACTAATGGAGCTAAGCTCATTAATCTTGGAAGAAGTGCAGATATTCTTGATAAGCCGATAGAAGATACTTTTGATAGCCCGCCCGACGTAGCAAGTGCTTCCCCTTCAGCAGCTACGCCACCTTTAGTTACTGTTGAAGCAACGGTTTCAGCTTCAGATACAACTCCTTTTCCTACAGATGTTTTAATTCCTCCTCCAGATAATGCATCAGACAAAGCATTGATACCTGACATTATTTTAAGTTCATTGTTAATTTTTTTAACCATTGCTAAGGCATCGCCAATTTTATTAACTGCCCAAATACTAGCGAATACTTTGGCTGTATTTACGACAAAATCCTTGTGCTCCCCGATAAATTTGACAGTATCAACGAGTTTTTGAAATATTTCTGCAATCCAACTAGCTATTTCTTCAAGTCCTTGCTTACCCTCTTTAGAATTAAATGCCTTAGCCATTGAAGTGGCTGCATCAGATAAAACTGGCAAGAACCTTTGTCCAATCATAATTAAAACAGCCTCTCCGGCTGCTTTGAATTGTTTTATCTCCGACTTAACCGATTCCATATTTTTCTTGGCAAGATTTGCAACATATCCTTGACCATCAGCAGAGTTTTTTACTTTATTATTTAGCTCTTCAAGTTCTTTATTATTTTGAGCGAGAATAATACCAGCTTGTTGCCCTGTTGTTCCAAATAATTGTTGAAAAACAGAGTTTTTTTCAGCAGTTCCCATATTTTTTGTATGATCATTTACTATGGACATAATAGTTGTTAAATCCCTTAGGTTACCATTAGCATCTACTAAATCACTATTTTTAATTCCAAGTTTAGAAAGCATATCTTTGGCAGCACCACCAGATTGCAATTGGTCTACTTTATCTTGAAGCTTCCCTATTGCTTCTTTTTGCTTTTCAATAGCTTTAGTTGCTGCTTTAGTATTCCCTGTACCAGAATTAACAACCGCTTGAGCTTCTTCAAGTTTCTTTTGGTGCTCTGCAATTTTTTCATTAAGTGCAGACTCTGATTTAGCAGCATCTTCTTGGCTAGCTGACTGATCACTTAATGCACCAGTAATTGAGTTAATTACTTTACGAAGTCCAGTACCAGCTTTATCAGCTTCTAAACCGTGGTTCGAAAGAATACCAATTGCTGAAGACGCCTCTGATAGTTGAAAACCTGCTGAATGAGATGAGTCACCAACATACTCCATAGCTTTACCCATGCTTGCAAAATCTGTTGCTGTCATATCTGCAGCATACGCTAATTGATTTACTACGTCTTTTGTATTCTTAGTCATTTGTGCTGCATTATCAGTACGCATGCCGTAAGCATCGACAACTTGAGAGGTTACGCTCAATACATTATTAAAATCATCGCCAGAAGCAACAGAGGCTTGTAATTCTGAACGCATAGCACCCAAAGCTTCAGTAGAAGTATATCCACGTTTAATAAGTTCTTGATAACCTTCTGCAATTTCTTTTTGCGATTTACCATATTCTACAGAGTATTGAGCCCCATCTTTTTGCATTTGAGCAACATTTTTGGTTACTTCTGCAACTTTTTCACCACCAGTTACAGCAAGATTGGTTGTTCTAATATAACTATCCTGCAAATCAGCTGCCATTTGAGAGCCTTTTATAGCTGCCGCTCCAATTGCTGCAATACCAAAAGCGCTTTGATATGCTGCATTTTTTACTTTCTGATATCCTGCTGCCATTACATCGGTAGCTTTCTCAGTTGTTTGATAAACAGTATTTAAACCTTTACCAATGAGAGACTCAGAATTAAACGGTTGCATCTTTGTAACTGCCAAGTTAGCTTCTAAAAGTTTATTTCTGTAGTTCAATAATGACGAAGCAGCTTCATTTACTCTTGTTTTTTGTTTGACAAGAGTTTCTGAACTTGTACCCTCAGCAGATTCTAAACGTTTAAGCTCAGTTACTTGGGCTCTATAAATCTCAGTTTGCTTTGCGTATGAAGTAGATAGACCAGAAACTTCAGCTTTGGCAGCTCCCATTTTATTACGAGTCTTCTCATATAAATCAATTTGAGACTGCATGAGTTTATCATTAGCACTGAGAGATTTATTTAAATCTTCAATTCCTGTTTGTTGATATTCATAAGCTGATTTCGCACGGTTTAATTGCCCTGTCATTGAGGCAAGAGAACGTTCTGCCGTGGTTAACTGAGCATTATATTTTTGATAAGCCTTTTCACCAGCATCAGTATCTCTATTGATTGTCTTCATACCTTCTGAAAGGTTAGCAATATAAGCTTTTTGCTTTTCCATTGCTTCACTAAGACCTTCATAGCGATATTTTGATGCAGAAACAGCATCTCCAGCAGATTTAGCCTGTGCTTCATTAATCTGCCATTCACGAGTACTATCTTTAACTGCTGATTTTAGGCGGTTGATAGCCTCAACAGCCTTTGTCTCATTCAAGTCAATCCCTGTGGTGACTGAATCAACCATTATATCTGCCATTTTTACTCCTTTCTTATTTTTGAGTACAAAAAAATGCCTAATTTATTTAGACATTTTATTTTTATTTAATTGAGTTTAATTTATTTTAGTTTAGTTACTCCAAACGGCATTACCATAGGTAACTTTATATGGACCTGTTCCCGGATTGTCATAATACAATTTTATTTTAGCTGTTATTCCTGGAGCTATATCTGGGATATCGTTACCATAAGTCGCAGAATCTAAATTCAATGTGTTGTTTTGTGAATCAAATACTGATGGATCTGAAGGATTAAAATATTGAGAGTCACTACCTTTATTCGCAAGTGTTAAATCAACTTCTAAAGCTGTCTCTCCGTTTTTTGCATCATCCAATTCAACTTGTGCATTTTCTGTTATAGCAGTAACTGTAATTTCATTTCCAGATTCAGTAGTGGCTGTGTTGCCAATTTTTAAATTACTTGTTGAAGAATCTTCGCTGGAACCACCTTTAATATCTGTCCAGCTTAAAGTTGATGTATATCCATGTTTCGCATCATCTAGTTGTTGTTTTTGAAACATTTTTTTAGCATCATCATTACTTAAGGCACCATTTTCAACAAGTGTTTTCAAATTCTTCAATGAATCTTTTTCTTGGCTTTCATAATATGATTTATCATGAGAGCTAGATGATTGACTTTGGCTTGTTGATGAAGAACTATTTTTAGATGATTCATTACTTTTTTCTCCGCATGATGCAAGTACTAAAACAGATAAACAAGCAATCCCCAATAGTGATAACTTTTTCATTTAAATTCTCCTGATTTTTAATAATACAATTATATCCTTATATACTGCATATTACAAGAGAATAATTATTATTGCCCAAACATTTTCTTCAAATCATCAAATGAAGCCATCTTATTATCTTCATTAGCTTTAAATACATCAATTAAGTCATAATAATCATGATTATCTACTTGCTCTAATGTCCAGTGCCAATTTTCGATAATATTTTTTTCAAATAGTTGTAAATCTATTAATTGGTTGTTATGGTAGACTTTTCGTTCTTCAATGCTTGAACTTTTTTTTCGGCAGAATCAACCTCCTCAGTAAACATAGTATCGATTTGATCATCATCATACCCTTGAAGTGAAAGAACAAGTTTAGATTGCAAATTCATAAATTGACCACGGTCAAATTCTTCTAATTTATCTACTTCTTTTTTATTTAATCCTAGAATTTCAGTAATAAATTTTTCAGCATTATCAATCACTGACATATCATCAAGAGCGATTGCTTTTGTTAATTCTTCTAGTGTTCCGTCTTGGACTGAAGCAAGTTTTTCTTGGCTTTTTGCTAATTCCAATTGGTAAGCATGCATTTTTTTAATGTTCTTAATTGAAGTTTTAACTTCAAATGATTCTTCTCGAATTTCTGGTAATGATAATTTCATTGTATATCTCCTCTATTTTACTTTTTGTAAAGGAATAGTCAGGTATCGAACCTAATATAATAGACCATCTATCTATCCCATATAAAAAGCGGATTTCTCCGCCCTTTAATTATTAGCTTCCACTTCCTGAACTGCCAGTAGTTGGAGCTGTATAACCGTTAAATACATCTGCTAACATTGCAGCTTCAGTAAATTTAGTATCTCCACCATCATAGAATTTGATGGCTTCTCCACCCCAACGACTTACAGAAAATGCAGTAAATGTCAATGCATCATCCACACGTACAACCGCATTGGTATTTGTTTGCAAGTTCAATGCGGTTTCATTCATTTTACCTGCAGCAAATCCAATATATTGAGGAGAGGCTGAACCAATTGTTGTCGTTTGAATCAAAGCTGCAACTTTAGGAACAGCCCCTTGAGTATATCCACCTTTAGTATCATTAACTCGTCCAAGGAGTTTTTGTTTGATATCAAAAGGCAAACCATTAAAATCAAAAGCTACTGAAGGAGTACCTTTTGCAATATCTGCATCTACTTGACCATCATTACCATAAATCATTGTTGGAGCACTTGATACATTGGTAATATTCGCTGTTTTTGTACCCAACATTTCATTGGTAATTGGGAATGTTCCGTCTGTAGAAAGACCTGCTGTTCCTTTTAAAATCACACCACTATCATCCAATAGAGCGAGCGTAACCATTTTTAAACCTTTTGTTGCCATTTTAAATTCCTTTCTTAAATAAAAAACGAGTTAGCTATTTGCTATCTCGCTTAACGTCATAGTGCGTTGCACCGTTAAATTTTTAATAATTTGACCTGTATCAGGGTCTATATAGTGACTTTTTGACTGTGTAATAAGCCAATCATTATTTATAAATGATTTCATCAGATTAAGTTCGCTTTGAACAGTATTTATATCCGAATCTTCAGCGTTCGAGTAAAAGATTTGAATATAAACACCATACATGAGTGAAATAAAATCTGAGTTACCATAATCATTAGGGCCATTATCTGATTCTGTAAGTAAAACCTGAGTTTCATTAATAGAATCTTTTTTTTCTTTTGGAATAGAATCAAGAAAGATTTCATCATGCGGAAAGTCACTAGCTGCAATTATGTCTTGAACAATTTCAACTGGTCTTTTCATAAGTTACTCTCCTTCTTTTTTCTATTAATTATTTTTCTCATTGCTTCAGCTTCAGCTTTTAATATTCCTTGCTGAACAATAGGATTTTTTCTTGTTTCTTCAATAAAATGATCTGCATGAACTGCAACTTCACCAGGTTTTTTATATTTTCTTCCAGAACGTGTTGTGAACTGAGGAAAACGACTACCATTATTAATAATATTGGCGATATAACCTTTTGTATGAGTACCTTTTTCTGTACTTCTTTCCCATCCTACAACGCTTTGACCATCTTTAACTCCATCAATATTCTTATTTTTCATAACAATACTATCTGCTAAATGTGGGTCTTCTCCAGTATCACGATGGCGGTAGTGCCTATTTCTAACTTCATAAGCCAATGCTTGCTCAAAAACTTTAGCACCCGCCTTTGTAACTTCGGCTTTATCCTCTACAGTCATCTTTGTGCTTAATGATTCTGCTTGATTAATGATTAGTTGCATCGCTTCCTCAAAAGTAGCCATATTAAGCTCCTTTCTTCTTCGCTTGAAGAGTCAAAATATCAAATTTAATAAGCTTTGCAGATTCATCAGAAGAAATATTAATAATGTTATAAAGAACATCATCTATTTGAACACACATTTTCTTTGTAACTAGCTTATTATGCCTAATTGCAATGTCAAATGTATCAGCCGTAGTTGTACCAATTATCTGAAATTGAAGCGCAAGCGATCTCATCTTAGCCGCAAATCGAACATTTAAAACTGTTGCTGGGTCAATTTTTTCAATCTTGCCTCCACTTGGAGCCGTTACTGTTTTAGTAACTCCAATCTGACATTTTCTGTTAAAATCATTCGGTTTGTAAGTTTTGACCATCTTGTGCCTCCTTCCACGAAGAATAAAGACCTCTCAACTGTCCAACCATGTGATCTACTGCAGTAGTAGGTGGCATAGTTGTAGAACGATTAATCCACAAATCCATCGAGTAACTAAGAACAGCTACATCATAAATTGGAGAAACGTTTTCTGCACTGAAAAATGGAGCATCAACTGTATCAGAACTCACTGCATTTTTCACATATGCTGTTGCTGTATCAAAATAAATTTGAAGTTGTGGTTTGCGATCATCATCTTCTGATAACTGATCTAGTAAGTCATCAACAGTTACACTCATTTAAATCCCTCCTAATTAACCTGCGGCTGGTGTTGTAGTTTTGAAGTTCCCTACTTGGTCAGCAATTGCAGTAAATGAACCAGCAACCAAAGCTTCTGAGTCAGTAGCTTTAACATCGAAGCGATCAATTACACGAATTTTAGTAGTATCAGTTTCAAATGCACCGGCACCAATATTTGTTGGAAGCAATGACATGTTTTCACGGTCAAACAATGTAATAGCTTGTGACATATCTCCATAGTAAAGTGGATAAACTGGAGCATTTGTTGTTCCACCATTTGGAAGCCAGCGATCTGCAACGACAATAACTTGTTTACCTTTAACTAGATATGAATTAGGTTTAGTTGGGTCTGATTCAAGTAAATATTTACCTTCTGCAGTTTTAACCAAAGCAAGTTTATTCAATCCTGACTGGTTAGTCAAAAGACTTGAAGTAGCGATAATCGCAGGGTCAACAGATGTATTAATCATAGTAATAACATCATCAAAATTAGCGATTGTTGGTTTTTTAGGTGCTGCTTGCATTACTGCAATAATCGCTTGGTTACGAGTCACAACCACTTTCTTAGCAATCCAGCTTGATAACCATGCAAGAATATTTTCTGCTGTATCTTTAAGCAATGTATTTGTTGCAGTGATGATTCCCGCATAACGTTTAATCAAGTATTTAATAATTGTCAAACGTGGATTATCAAGATCAGGAATTTCTCCATCTTCTGCATCCATTACTGTCAACGGAGTAACATCAGTCCATTTTTCATATACACGACTACCGTTTGAAGTAGAAACACTCTCAACACGTACATATTGTTGTAGTGAGTCATATTGGCGAACCAATGTGTTAATCATAGTACGAATATCTTGTGGGATAGTAAGTCCAGCAGCACTATCATTACCATTATCTCCATTTGTATCATTAGATGAAACAGTATTGAGAAATGCCATAGGATTGCGAACCATATTTACAAAATCTGAAATAAATTGTTCTTTAAGATTATTTTCTTTTTTAGTAAGTGGCGTTTTATCTTCATTACGCATATTAACGACTTGTTGTGCTTGAGCTTCGACTACTTGTTCATGCCAAGCGTCACGTTTAATTTTTGCAGTTTCATACTGATTTTTAAGTTTTGCAAAATCTTCTTGAGAAAAATCATCATCATTCAAAGCATTTTGCATTTTTGCGTTAATGTCAGAAACTTCATTTCCTGACTCTACCCATTTTTCATTGAGTTCATTAAGTGTTAATTCCATTTAAGGCTCCTTTATTTTTCTAATAAAATAGCCAACTTACGAGAACGTAAATCGGCTTGTTTGTTTTCTATAATTGGTTCTTCTTTCGGAGGGTTATTCCGATTTTTGAAATTCATGAAATTCATAAATTCATTAAGTTTATCAGCAGTTGGAATATTGCCGATTGAGTTAGAAAATACTGGTTTATTAGCATCCACAAACATAATATTGTCTGCAAATCCTTTATCTACTGCATTTTGTGCTGTCATCCATGTTTCATTAGACATGAGTTGCAACAAATCAGATTGTTTCATACCAGTTTTTAATTCATAAGCTGCAGCAATAGATTGGTCAACACCATTTAAAACTTTAGCTTCTTGTTCAAAGTCATCAGCGTTCCCTTGACTACCACTCATAGCCTTATGAATCATCAATTGAGCTGTAGGAGAGATATTTACTGTATCTCCAGCCATTGCAATTACTGATGCTGCCGATGCTGCCAAACCTTGAATATTTACAGTTACAGGTTTACCATTCATCTTAATAGCAGTATAAATTTCAGAAGCTGCAAATACATCTCCGCCATTAGAAGCGATATTTAAAACAATTTCTTCATCATCAGCATTTACTAAGGCATCATTAACTTTAGATGGGCTTGTATAATCGATTCCAAACCAGTCATACATCATTCCGTAACTATTATCAACAACATCTCCTTTAATGTCGATTACTGTCATCATTTACCTCCTTTCTAAGAATAATCACCATGACCACCTCCTTTCCTATGGTACTGGCTCATTACTTTGGCCAGTTGTCTTTTTATTTGTATTTTCAGGGGCTGGTAGGTCTTTAGGAATATATCCTGCTTCTTGCAAGATATATGTAGCTTGATTTTCAGCTACAGCACCCCATCTTGTAGCAGTGCTGATAGTAGATAAGTAATTATCCCCAAGAGGGTCAATAGCTGGTCTCATGTTAACGCTTATGTGGTCGCTTAACTTATACTCCAATTCACTTATAGCAGGTCTTAAATAGCGATTTAATGCACTTGCGTACATTCCACTTATTTGTTGAATTGAGGATTGTTGGTCACCCTGCCCACCAATATAGCTGTCAGGAAGCCCATATACTTTGGCATATTGCTTAGAAGTCCAATCTGTTTGTGATAATAATTGAGCTACATTTGATTTAATTTCTAGTGCAGTAAATTCTTCAAGGTCATCTAATACTACAGGGCCACCACTTCTTGAACGTTTCATAAACGAACGAGAACGAGATGCTTTATCTTTATCACTAAGGAGCCCACCACCTTTAACAGTAAGTACACCAGGAACATTTAATGAACTATTCAATGAACTAATTGTTAATCTATCGGATGCTCTTTGGATTTTTGATTCACGTCTCAAAGAGTAAAGTGGACTAATTCCAGTTTTACCACCATCAATTGATAGTAGTTTCATATGAATTAAATCGCTCTGTGGGGCTTGTAAAATAGGCTCTATTTTAGGGTCATCAAAAGTGATGTTATAATACATTCCATTTTCATACTCAAAATAATAAGTATTTACTTGAGATGGCCTTAAATATTCCCATTTCATATCAGCGCCATTAGCATTTCTCCAACGATAAGCGAATGCTTCACCTCCTAAAAGTAACTGTGCAAACATTGATTGCCAAAATCCATGCTTGTTAGCATTGGTACTTGGATTATCAATGATTCCTTGATTCTTTTTCTTTTCAGCATTGATTTTAACTATTGCTAAATCACTAGATAGTTGCAAGATAATAGAAAATAAGTCTGAATTTCTTAATGCTGCACGAGCTGAAACCCATTCATTATTATCACCAAGCAAACTTTCCATTATTTGAGCATCATTTCCATCTGGAAAATAGCTTTGAACACTACCAACTTCTGGCGGATCATTTGTTTGGTTGATAAAGTTTAATATTGGCAAAATCAATCACCTCCCTTCTTTTCTATAAACTCGGAAATTAATCCTGCTAAAATAAAAACAACTGATAAAGTAACTCCACCGGCTGTTTTATTCCACATAAACATTGTCACTGTTATGGTTACTGCAAAAGCAATAAACATAAGTACATCAAATATTTTCCAAATTATAGAAAATAAGTTTTTAAAAATCTTCATCGAATCCCCAATCATCATCTATTTCATCGTCAAGGTCTAATAAGCCAGATTCTTGGCTAGTAACCCATTCTTTTACTTGTTCTGGTGTCATATGCTCAACTTGCCAGCTTCTATCATTTGCCATGCCATAATCTTCAAAATGATTCATACCTTGATATAGAGCATCTATAATTGCATCAACAACATCAATTTTAAGTGTAGCTTTTCGCTTATCTACTTGAATCCCAACTGAATCTTCACGCAAAACAGCATTTAATAATGCTTTTTCCATTATTTTGTCATCCAGACGACTAATTGTTCCTTCAACAAATATTTTTTGTAGAAATTTTGTCGGGTCTTTCAATTCTCCAGTACGCTGCCGAATAGGTTGTAAATTGAATCCAGTATTATTAAGCAACATTTGAATAACTTTAGTAACGCCCATAGCATCATATCCAAAAAATAAAACATCAAGAGAATTTTCTTCGATGTAATTTACAATCCACTCATAAACCTCATCATCATTAATTAATCCTTGTTGATGGCTTGTAATTGTACAAAATCCTTTAGTTTCAAGTTCTCTATAGTTAATACCATCTTGCTTTTCTTTGGCTTCAATTGAGCCTGCAGCTTGAAAAGGAATAAATGAATGTTGTTCAACATGCCATTTTGTTTGTCCTTCTTCACTTACATATGGGTAAACAAAAGCAACTGCTGTATTATCTGATGACATAGAATAGTCAACACCAACATAACAGCGTTGACCATAGATATTAAATTCAGGAACAATCGCTTTTTCAACATCTGCTAGGTTTAAATAACTGTCTATATCTGATGAAAGCCACATATTAAGATTCTTACATTGAAAATCATGAACAGCACCTGTAAGTACATCATTATCACGCTTATCAAGTAGTCCTTGCATGAGATTATCATGTTCTGAAGCTAAATCTAATAAAGGGTTTGATTTAACCCAAGTATCAGGCTTATAAGTTTCATCTAAACTATCATTACTCCAAATTAAACATAGATAAGTATCAGCATCTCTTAAAAAGTCTTGTTCCATTGCTTGTTGCAGCATCTTCTCATCTTCATGAAAGGGAACTGTAGGGTCAGGATATGCTGTTGAAATTTGAACAAATTGACGGTTAGGAACTTTAACTTGCCCTGATACAATCTTAGAAATCTTCTCACGGCTTTTTACTTCGCCTATTTCATCAAAGATAGCTGTTGTAAAGTGATATGAATCATATTGTCCAGCTTCATGAGAGATTGGACGAATCACATTATTATGGTTTCTCATAATAATTTTGTCAGCTTGTAAGCTTAGGTCGGTTTTATCAGCTATATTTTTCCATGGATTAATTGTTCTAAGAACGTTAATCATCGATTTTAAATAGCCATATAATTTACCTGTTTGTTTTGCATTAATCGATGAAACTAAAAAGTCCTGGTTACTTAAACCACGACTTTCTACAAAAAATGAATAAGCCATTAATATGGCTAACATATAAGTTTTCCCTTGACCACGTCCTACAGATATAATTGCGCGACTGAAACGTTTTCCACCTTCTTTATTCCTCCAACCTATTAATAGAGACAACATAAACTTCTGCCACTCCATTAATTTAGTTGGTTCCATCGTATCAACGTTTGGGGCCATTTTAGAGAATTTCATTAACCTTTTTACATGTTTTACTTCGTAATTAAAAGGAAAATCTTCATTTCCTATCCTTTTTAAGTCCTGTAAATGCCTAAAACATGCCAATTTCATTAAATATCCTGTTGTGTACTTTTCATCTAAGACGTCGAAAGCATATTTTGTAGCAGGGTCTTGATATTCTTCTCTAATATCTTCATAATTTAGCGAATGATATGTACCGATAACATCATGGGTTTGAGTTAAATCAATCTTCATCGAAGAAATCCCCCATTCCATCATCTTCATTTTCGTTTGTTTGCATATTAAGTTCCATCAATTCCGAACGTGATTTTGGAGATAAACCTAACTCAGAACCAATCTTTGTAAGATTTTTTATTGCATCTGAGTAAATTTGAGTCATTGGATTACGTTTGAAACCTTGAAATTGTCTATCAATAATTTCACCAGTCATATCTTGAACTGGTTTATAAATTTCTTGAACCTCACCATGTTTTTTTAGATGTTCATATGAATTTCTATAAATTTCATACTGAGTACAGTACATTTCAACCAAAAACGAATCAATCTTATCAACTGGCTTTTGTTCCTCAAGAAAGGGAACAGTTTTACGCCAACAAGCACTTGCGAGAGGAGAAAGGTGCTTAGGTGCACGATAGGACAACTTCCCGTCATTACTGTCTTTGAACTTCTTGGCTGTCATTTTTTCTCCTTTCTTTTAGCGTTTTGCCCCCCCTATATAAAAATTTTCAAAATTGGGTTTTCACGTAAGATGATACCTATGTGTGTGCTTTCCCTGTGAAAATATAGGGGGGAGGGTTATTAAAAATTATCGAATATTTTTTTGAAAATCTGGCAGGTCTTTTACATTTTTTATGGGGATTACGTTTTTAATTTTATTTCCGTAACCAGTTCCATAATAAATTTGTTCCCACTTAGTTTTCCTTGTGTGGCATTTGCTACAACAGAAAGCCAAGTTATCCATGATGGTCTTACCATTCAAGTCAAACTCAACAGGCACGATGTGGTCAACTATCTTACCAGTTCTTACTCTGTTGTGTGCTTTGCAGTACTGGCAAAGGAAGCTATCTCTACGTCTTACTACATCACGTATAGACTTCCATTGCTTACTTTGATAGAACTTATTCTGCTCTACTTTAATGTCGCTATACTCACGCTTGCGTTTGTTATAGTCCTTATATCTTTTAGTATCATCAGTACGATTAGTCCAGCGCTCTCTGCTTGCTTGATATGCAGCTTCTTTATCAGCGTGCTTAGTACAATAGTGTAGTGGTCTAATAACCATAGCGTGGCAGTTAGGCTCACGACAGCGCCCAGTCATTGGCAAGATAGCATCTCCTTCCTCCAACATAAAAGGCTGCCCAGTGGACAACCTGTAATAAAATATAATAGCAAGATAGAGGCTCGAACTCTATAACTTCTATTAGCGAAGTCGTTCCTTGTCCTTGCTGTCAGTTCCAACCGCACTGACTTATTAATATTATTCGGCAACTGTACTAGTATTATCAGCCCCAAACAATGTTGGATATAGCAAGTCTAGGAGTCGAACCTAGCCCCTCAGCCACACTTTTCAGCGTTCTCTCTTGCTACGCTGGTTTTATCGTCCAGCAACGTTATGAAGTATATCCAAACCGAATTAGTTGTTGTTTTTTTGCTTTTGCCTTTTACTTCATGATACAAGTATATCAGCAAAAACAAGGGGCAACACTCCAATTTCATGCCTTTTTCGTGTCGTTTTTATCCCAATTTGACCCATGCTTTCAAATGAAATAGCCAATATGAGGGTTTATATCCTTTCTAAATCGGTAGTAAATAAACTTCGCCTTCTTTTCTGAAATCTCAATCCCTTCGTTATCAAGTTCCATCATTACTCTGTACCATGTAAAGCCACCATAACCACAGTGTTTTAGCTTGATTATTTCTTTTTCTTCCTTGATTAGAGGTTCGTACCATAAGCTGAATTGATACATCAGGTCTTTGAGCTTAATATATTCCTCATCATTTTCAAGTGCTTCTTTATTTAAGACGTGACTTTCAGGTTCCGAACCACCAGAATATGCTGTACGAATGCCCAAATTATCTACTTTTTGCTTATAAAGATATCTGCTTTCAATTGATTTTATTCTGGCTTCAAGTCTGCCATTAACGTAATCTCCAATAATTCTATCTAACTTATCTGCCATTAATCAAATTCTCCTTTTGTGGTATAATTAAGTTAGAAAACTTCTTGCCGGAGCCCATTGCCGTGGGCTTTTTTGTTTAATTAATTAATTTAAAATATAACGAGATTAGAAACGCAATCCCAAATAATATATTAAAGGTTGCAGTTCCGACACCTATTGGACTTCTTGGCTTTCCAATTGCGTAAGGTGTAACGAACATGTCAAGAATCATGAATAGCACGTAGGCTATGATAATTATATTCGCAATCATTTCTTTTCTCCTTTAATACCTGCGTCAGTAACAATGAATGTATCGTTATCTCCCATATAGACTGAAATCTTATTTCCAGTTTTATTATCGGTTAAATCAACTTTACGACCAGACATTTTATAAGAAAATGAACCTGTATATTCATAAAATACATCTCCCTTATAATCTTTAATAATGATAGTACGCTGTTGATTCATATCATATTCAATTTTGAGATTCTTCTTGGCCATGTTATATGACGATGAATTAGTATAATTATGATAATATGATGAACCGGTTAGTCCAACTAAAGTTAACGCTACTAAAGCTACTAAAACAAAAACTCCATAAGCGACATTATTTTTTCTGTTTTCGCGTAATACTGAACCTAGAATAAACAATCCTAAACCTAGTAATACTCCGATTACCCAAATAATTGTCCAGATAATCCATGAAGTTGGTGTTGGTGTGATATAAAACATTTTATTTCTCCTCCAGTTGAGTTTAGCGAGTTCCTAGCTCAGTATGATATAATATAACTGACCACAAAATAAAATGAAAAAGTGTTATTTTTTACATGCGAAGCTCGAACCTGGTCAATTCGGGCTTTTTTGTTATAGTTAAAGATTTTTTAATAAATCAAATTTTATAGTCATCAATTAATCAGTGGTATAATAAATGTGACCATTCAATAGTAACTAATAATTTTTACAACAATCGCTCAAGCTTGGTCAGCTTGGGCTTTTTTTGCGTTCAAATTAAATCTTCAATTTTGCATTCTAATACTTTTGCAAGAAGTTTATCCCAACTTTGGTCTTCTGGCAGATCATCATTTTCAAGCCTGTTTTGCCGCTCATTGTCTTTAATCAACTCTATATAGGCCTGTCTAAAAGGTTCGACCATTCTTTCAGCTACTTGCTCAACCGAAAGCCCAAGATTTTCTCGTCTTTCTTTTAACTTATTTTTCATCTCCACCTCAATCCATATGTTTATCAAGCCATTTAACGTATGTATCAGGCTCTGATTCGTTATATTTATATAGCAATCCGCAACGCTCACAGTGATGCTTTCCATATGGCAGTAGAAGTAGTTTTCTATCTTCAAATGTCCACTTATGCCCGAATAGCTTGCACAAAAGTTTCATTGGTTGTCCTCCTTGTTTTTAACAATCACTTGAGCATTAGATAAAATCGGTCTTTTCCATTCAAGTTCCTCATTAAATGACCAAATATTTATTGCTCCGTTTGGGATCACATCAATATTTAAATCTTTTGGCATAACATCAATCCCGCAAAAACCAAAGTTTATAACATCAGAACATCGCCCTATGGCTTTGCATTCTCCATTATTTACATAGCCAACTTCTAACATTTTGAACCCACTATCGTGTATTTCATTTATTGGTTTGATATATAATGATTTTCTTTCGTACATTCAATCCCTCCCCACCAGTCATTGACAAGCGATATTAGTTTGTCGGTCATTCTGATACCTCCCCAGTGCTACCAAATCCGCCTGTACGCTCTCCGTTTGCGTTGTCGTCTTCTGTTGTAAGGTATTTGACAAATACCCCTTGCATAATTCTTTGCCCCTTAGCAATCGTTACAGGCTCTTTTGAGATATTCATAAACAAGCCTTTGAATTCATTAGGATAATAATCTGAATCGATAATTCCGACTGAATTAATCAGTTGAATGCCACGCTTAACAGGATTACTTGAGCGATCGTATAATTTCAGCACTTCATCATGTCCAAGCTGAACGGCTAGGCCTGTGCTTACCATTTTAATTTCATCAGGTTCAATCGTAACTGTTTCGCTTGCTGCGATGTCGTAACCAGCGCTGTGTTCAGTCGCTCGTTCTGGTTTAGTTGCATTTTCGTTTAGTAATTTAAATTTTCTTGTCATTTGACCACCTCAATAATTTTTTGTTTTTACTACCCCACATTGAGGACACTTGTAATAAAAAGTACCGCAACATCCGCAAGCATCTGGGAAATCATCAAACCACTTCATATCTAAATCACATTCATCACATTTCATTCTCCGTCCTCCACAGGCACAGTAAACTGCCAGTAACGCTCGTCAATTGACTTGATTTCTTGTTCAGTAAATTGAGATTTGAATTTTCCGTTGCTTTTATCCTTACTTGTTAAACATAGATGTGTCGGTTCTAAAATTCCGAGTAAAGAATTTAGATAACCTTTTTTACATTCCATAAGTTTCACATAATACTTTTGTTCACTCATTCCGCCACCTCAATCTGTTCATAACTCTCTGCATCAATACTATCGATTTCTATTTGAGTGAATTTAAAATCGTCAGTTAAATATTTAATAGATTTAGAAAGAACTTCACTATATCCGCCAAGAACCTTTTTGTACAGATACATTTCAGTAATTTTATTCTTCAAATAGAACAGCTGCGGTTTTTCGACTGTGTATCCGTCTAGCCATGCACGAAGAATCAAGTTGATATTGTCATCATTTCTTTGAAAGAAAAGCCACTCATTCACATCATCTGGCATATTATCATCATCCAGTAAAGCTAACGCATTATTATTTTTTTCTTTTACGCTTACAATCCACTCCCCCACACACTCAGGCACGACTGGCAGGGCTTGCTGTTGTCTTGTGTTGTCAACTAAGTTTTCAGCTACCAATCGTTGATTTTCTAGTTCTAATTCTTCAATATACTTGTTTGCAGCATTGATTCTGCGGTCAGCTTTATTAGCATACGTTTTCCATGCATAATCGAACATATCCAGCTCATCAACGGCTTTTCTCAAATTATTAAAGTCTTCTGACGTGTTCGTTTTCTTTGGTTTTTCAGGTAATTCAAACTTAGTCATTTTTCGTGTCCTCCAAAATAGCAATTAGTTCGCTACCGTTTTTTATTTTGATAATTTTTATTTTTCTGTAAAGGAAACCGCAACTGAAAGCTTCAATATCATTACCACATTCAAATTGGACTATGATTCGATTTTTTTCAGTTTTTAAAATAACTGTCATTCCTTCTTCAATCACTTTTAGTAAACTTTCAACTGTCATTTTTCGTTTCCTCCAAGACAAATGGCATAAACCACTTGCCACTATTTAATTGTATCTGTGCTACATCTTCTTTTTTACATTGGTTCAAAGCTCTTCGTAACTCCAAGTTTTCAGCTTTAGATAATTCAATTACGATATCTTCGCCAATATAACTTCCTTTAGTGAATTTCATCTAGCTGCTCCTTCTTGTTTAATTTGGTTGCTATCAACATGTCCATATACTGGTCTAAATTCCATCCTTTAGGAATTGAATTATCCGACCATTCCATGACATCAAATATGAATTTTTTTAGCTCCTTACGAGTAAAATGAAATTCTTTTTTAGGTTTTGCTGCTCTTACAAACTCAACATATTTATAATTTTCATTTCGAGAATTACTCATTTTTTTAGCATAAGATTTTGACTTTAATTGATTAATTCGATTTCTTACGAGTCCTGTTTTCTTAGAAATTTCTTCAATCGTTCCAACAGCAATAATATTATTGCCTTTCTTGAGCCGATAAATATTAACGTCTTTAGTTTTCATATTTTCCCTCAAACTCTTTTAATTTATTTTTCCATTGTTCATGAAACCATTCGTCATCTTTGTCAGCGACTTTATGGTTCTTCAAGATATCCTTGTCTTTAAAATCTAGGACATTTTTTTCTTTTTGCGTTGTCATATTAAAACCTCATATTTTAGCTTCTAAGCGCTTTTAGATTATTCGTGATAAATTATCCATGAAACAGTTTAAACGTTCAATGTAACCGTAATTTTCATGAATTAGAGCTATTAAAGTTCAATTGTTATATTATCAGCTACACTATTAAGCGTTTTGTATAAATCTTTCCACTTCATCGGTTTTGAATGGTTATATTTATTGCAAATGTCCAAATAAAGTTGTCTGATTTCATGATTGTTTTTTAAACTGCTACTAATTCTTACGTCTAAATCTTTATGGTTTATATTCAAGTTGTTATTTGTTGCTAAACCTAACAGTTTTTTGAAAATCCTGTAGTTCGTCTTAATCATAATTACACCTCTGTAATTTCAATTTCTATTCTGTTTTTCTCGTCATTAACTTTTTTAGCCTCAAGCCACACTATCTGGCTGTCGTCACTGTAATAACGCAACTTAGTCATATAATCTTGCAAATTCTTCATGAGATTATCTAAGTCTGGTCTGCTTGTTTTCCATTGCCACCAGCGCTTCTTCTGCTTAATAGCGTAGAAGAAAGTAACGGATAGCTTCAAAGGAACATTTTTTTCAAAGCACTCTTTCGGCTTATGTTTCATGAGTTGATCTTTAAGGCTGTAGTTATTTGTTCCTCGACGGTCATAGAATTGAAGTTTACCATTCACTTTTTTTATGCCTTTTTGTTGCTGAGTAGTTGGCATTTTATCCAATTCAAATTCAAATTTCATCTTTGGTGTCCTGTACTTGAAAGGTTCATCACTTGCGCATTATTGAGTTTAAATTTCAATCGTGCTGGTAATTGTTCAAGCCTTTCGTCGCTTTCTGGTATTGTTAATACAATAATAGAGCAACTATCTTTTGCACTTAGCAATGGAGTTAATGCTTTTTCTGCTTCCTTATCTACAAAATCGGCTAGTGAATCAAAAATCAGAATTTCCGCTTCTTCAATATCATGTAAAACTTTCAAATATTTTTCTCTTGCTTCATCACTAGAAAATCTATTTTCAGCAATCTGTATGTACTTTCTGACTTTTAATCGTTTTACTTTTTTCTGTCTTCCGACATTGGTAACAATCCATTTGACCATGTTGTCGCAAGATACGACACTTAGTTCATCAGCAAAATCATATTTAACAATGACATTTGTAGTCAAATCGATACCTTTTTTAGCTCTGAACTCTCCTAAGAAGTCATTGACAGCTTTAGCAGCAACTGTCTTTATTCCCTCAGCATGGCACATTGGGCAAACTCTCACATCATATAAGTAAGGTTCGCCAATCACTTCGCCTTTTTCGTTTTTAGGATAAGACAGTACAGGCTTTTTAGAACCAATAATCTCACAGCCGTGAACCTCACACGCTCCAAGTCCTCCGCCTTCTTGATAGTTTTTTAAGACATCAGTCGCTTTGATAGCAAACTCTCCATCATCTCTCCATGTATCAAAAGCCATTAGATAAAGCCTCCGAGTGTTTTCTTCTTAACTTTGACTTCTTCTTGAAAATCGTCAAATGTTTCTTTGTCTCCAATAATGAAATTAATTGCGTTGATTGTAAATTTACCAATTGAATCATCAGGGTTTTCAGTTTTGTACCACTTTGCATAATTCTTTGCACCGATAACTGCTTGTTCTTTTTGAAAATCTGGTAATTTAAGAAACTCAACTTTTACAGCATCACGCAATTTATTATTTTTAGAAGCTAATTTAGTAAAAGTATTAAAATAAGCAGAGAGGAGAGAATTTTTATCTATCTCTTTATCTATCTCTTTCTCTATCTCTATCTCTATCTCTTTCTCTATGTGACTCACCTGTGACATTGTCACGCTTTCCAGTAGAGGAAGTTCGCGTTCCCGCTCTCTCTGTCTACGTTTACGCTCTGCTGACGCTGTTTCAGAACCAACCAATGATTTTGTTTTAGTGATCTCAAATTCATCAAAACCGCAGTCAATCATTAATCCTTTATTGATTAGAAACGCTACTAAAAAACTAACTGCTTTTTCGTCTTCTTCAATTTCCAAGGACCACTCTTGAGAATAATCATCTCCGATATTTTCATAATATATTTTCCCGTCATTCTCTAAACTTTTTAAGATGAGTTTTAAATATATAATTGTGTAAGTATCCCCTCCAGGTAGTCTTCTAAGGTATTTAATTTCTTTCTGTTCAAAGAAGCTTTGCTCCATTTTGAACCAATAATATCGTTTATCTGCCACAAACGCTCCTTTCTTCTATATTTATTTCAAGTTTTATTTTTCAAATTAAAAGCTGGCGATGAGTGGTTATGTGTAAACACTAAATACTCATTGACTTTACGGCTCGTTCCGCCACCCTCCAGCACTAACTTAGTTAGAATGGAAGGTCATCATCACTGATTTCAGCACCACCAGCAAATGGATCCGCAGCAGACGATTTAAAAGGATCTGGTGCTTGTGGCTTTTTATTTTGAGCTTGCGGTTTACTTGCTTGCTGGCCTTGTGCTTTATTGCTTTCTAGCATTTGGAAATTATCTGCTACAACTTCAGTCACATAAACTCTTTGACCTTGTTGGTTTTCGTAGTTCCGTGTTTGAATCCGTCCAGTTACTCCAATCAAAGCTCCTTTTTTAGCAAATTTTGCTAAGTTTTCAGCTTGTTGACGCCAAATAACACAATTAATGAAGTCAGTTTCTCGCTCTCCATTGGCATTCTTAAACTGACGATTTACAGCCAATCCAAATGTACCTACTGCTTGGTTCTGTGGTGTATGCCTAAGTTCAGGGTCACGAGTTAAGCGACCTACTAATACAACATTATTAATCATTATTTACTCCA